ATATTACGCTTTAAAGATAGAGACATCATCCCGAGACCGCTATCAACTTGAAAGAGACTTATACGAGAACACAGAAAAAATAAAGTTTAACTATGAAACCATATCAGAGCTGCTAAACAAACACCCAAAAGAAGACTCTAAGCCTCATATCATTTGTAAGAAATTTGATTTGAATAACCTAAAACCAGTAACTCTCCGATGAAACTGCATCAAAAAACATTTAATCTCACAGGAATAATACCAGTAGCGGGTCAGCCGCTTGATTTCAACTTCCCGTGGCACGACTGCCTTCAACCAGTAGCACAAAATTATTTGGCAGTTGAAAGAGCAGTGGAAGAATGTTCCGAGGCAGGTTGTAGGTCAATCTGGATTGTATGCAATGATGATATGCAACCCTTAATTCGCCACCGCCTTGGAGACTATATTTACGACGTAAGATCAATAAGGGCAGGTAGATTCGCGCCATATCCGAAAGACGTCCGCCGCGAAGTCCCCATCTTTTATGTCCCCATTCATCCAAATGATAGAGACAAGAGAGATTGTTTAGTATGGAGCCTTATTTATGGAGCTTGGACCGCAGACAAAGTGATGACATCATTGAGTCAATGGGTCCAACCAAGGAAATTTTATGCAGCCTGGCCTTACGGGGTTATGTCACCCAGGGAAATCACCAAGTCGCGAAGGCAGCTTGTGTCAGACAAGAGGGTGGTGTTCTCACACGACAACAAGACCGCTGCTGATGGAGAATATTTACCCTTCACTTTCACTCAAAAAGATGTGCGAAGATGGAAAAATAAAATAAGGGAAAAAGAGATAAGAATGTGGGAGTATGTGGGCCCTGAAAACAGAGAACCGGACGATTGGTCTTATGATTATCTTAAAAGGCACCCAATAGAGGAGAGATATACAGCAAGATGGTTTAAGATAGAAGACATCATAGACTTCCCAGACCTTCAAGAAGAAGAAATACATCTCTTAACTTGGTTCTACAATATTTCAGGTTGGGAAGGATATTGTGAGTACCTTGGATCAGAAGAAAGAAAAGAGATCAAAAACCCGGGCGAGGTTGTAAAAAAGTATCACGAGTTCAATCCCGTGGGTAAAGATTGGAAAGAAAGTTCTTGACCCCACCTCCACCGTTTGTTATAATTGCAGAAGACACAAACGGGCAGGAGAAATAGATGGTTGTAGATAATAAAAAAGAAATTATACCCTTCGTTGGCTTACACGCACATTCAGGGTTCAGTGTTGGAGATGGGCTTGGCTATCCACCTGAACATATGAACTTTTGTTTTGAGAATGGCCTACCTGCTCACGCTTTTACTGATCACGGAAATATGAATGGGGTCCCATATGCCCTTCAGCATTTAAAGAAGATGCGCCAATCTGGGAAGGATTTTAAACTGATCTTTGGCGTCGAGGCTTATTTTATTCCATCTATTGCTGACTGGAGAGAGGAATACGAGAAAGCAAAAGAAAATAAAAGGAATAGGGTTCTTACAGCCAAAGATATTAATGCGACTATTGTTGAAGATGAAGGAAGAAAAATAAGGCAAGCACTAAATCGACGCCGCCACTTAGTACTTCTCGCACAAAACCAGGAGGGTTTAAATGATCTTTATGAGTTGGTTTCCGAAAGCTATAAAACAGGAAACTTTTATCGCTATCCACGAATGGACTACGAAATGCTGGCAAAATATGGCTCTAACCTTATTGGCAGTAGTGCTTGTCTCGGCGGTTTTTACGCTGGACATTATTGGGAAAATAGAGACGCTGGCGAAGAAGCTATTCTTGAAGCAATGAGGGAGGGCACCCGCCGGATGCTTGAAGTCTTTGGTGATAGGTGGTATGGCGAAGTCCAATGGAATAACATTCCAGAGCAGCACGAAGTAAATAAATATACAATTCAGGTATGTGAAGAGTTTGACGTAAAGTTGATTTCTACTGCTGATAGTCACTATCCTCGCCCGGAAGCTTGGAAGGACAGAGAGCTCTATAAACGCCTCGCTTGGCTTGGAAAAAAGAGACCTGAGTGGATGTCTGCCGAACTTCCGGAGAGTCCCGACGAGATTGGTTATGAATTATATCCCAAGAACGGCGACCAAATGTGGGAAGCATATAAACGATATTCAGAGGAAATCGGAGTAGAGTACGATGATGATGTAATCCTCGATAGCATAACCAGAACCCACCACATTGCAATGGACCGGATTGAGGATTTTGAGCCCGACAATACAATACGCCTGCCCAGCTTTGTCGTTCCGGAAGAATATAAAGGTGATGCCGACTTCGCCCTCCGCGATTTGTGTGTTCGAGGACTTGAAAAAAGAAACCTTCAAGAGATAGAGGTTTACACAGAAAGGCTGGAAAAAGAGTTGGATGTTCTACAGTCGCAGGGCTTCGCTAAATACTTCCTAACAATGAAGGCAGTCAGTGATGAAGCCCAAAGCTTATCTCTTTATGGTCCTGGGCGTGGCAGTGCTGCTGGAAGCCTAATAGCTTATTTATTGGAGATTACTCAGGTAGATCCCATTGAGCACGACCTTTTGTTCGAGAGGTTTTTGACTAGAAGTGCCACTGGAATGCCGGATATTGATTTTGATGTCTGTAATCCTATGCGCCTCAAAGAACACCTCATCGAGAAGTGGGGGGACAACGTGGTTGTTCCAATTTCCAATTTTAATACGCTCGCATTAAGATCTTTGATTAAAGATATCTCAAGATTTTATGAAGTTCCGTTTGCGGAGGCAAATGCGGTAACCAGCAAAATGCTCTTGGAAGCCACACCAGCAGCGAAGAAAAAGCACGGCATTGCTGCTGGTGTTTATACTCCCACATTTGAAGAGGTAATGGAATTTAGCGAAACCCTTCAAAAATTTTTTAGAAAGTATCCCGAGATTAAGACACATATTAATGCTCTCCACGGCCAAATAAAGAGCACAAGCCGCCACGCTGGTGGAGTTTGTATTGGTGAAGACTTAAACAGATATATGCCCTTGATTAACTCTGGTGGTGTGAGGCAAACTCCTTGGACGGAAGGCCAAAAGATGCGCCACCTAGAGCCGATGGGTTTTATCAAGTTTGATATTCTTGGCCTCTCCACTATTGAAATGATTGAAGGTGCGATTGAAAATATTCTGCGAGATGACCAGGGGATTGAAAATCCAACGATTGAAGATATAAAAACTTTTTACAATAAGCATCTTCATCCTGACGTTATTGACACCGATGACCAGGACATTTGGAAAAACATCTTCCACGAAGGAAGGTTTGCTGGAATTTTTCAGTTTACACAACAAGGAGCACAGGACCTGTGTGTGCGTGTTAAACCTACAAATATCGTTGATTTATCAGCGATCACAAGTATCTTTAGGCCAGGTCCTCTTTCCGCTGGGGTTGATAAAGATTATGTTGAGGCCAAGAAGTCTCCACAATATATCAAATATATCCACCCCATTGTACGGGAGCATACAGAAAATACCTATGGCTTCCTGATTTTTCAAGAGCAAATCGCCACTCTTGCCCACAAGCTTGGCAAGGATATCTCACTTGACGAAGGCAATATGCTTCGTAAGCTCTTCACAAAGAAAGGAACAGGTAAGGGCGAAGAGGAGATGCTCAAAATCCGTAGAAAATTTATTGAAGGATGTACCGAAAAGGGGATCGAAAGGAGCGCAGCCGCCGGCCTGTTCCAAACCTTTGAATTCTTTTCAGGTTATGGATTCAACAAGTCACACGCCGTCAGCTACTGTTTCATTTCATACCAGTGTGCGTGGTTGTTTCACTATCACCCTGCCGCTTGGATGGCAGCTTTCCTCCACAAAGAACCCGAAACAAGAAAAGAAAAAGCAATCAACATAGCAAAGTCTTTCGGGTTTAAGATCGAGCCAATGAATATCAATCTATCAGGAAATGAGTGGAGGGTTTTACCAGACGGCAAAACTCTTGTTCAGCCCCTCACTTCAGTAAAGGGTCTTGGGGAGAAAGCAGTCGCACAAATAATGGCCAATCGCCCATTCAACACAATCGAAGAGTTTTTGTTCCACCCGGATATTTCATATAGTAAACTAAACAAGAAATGCTTGGACGTTCTCGTAAGGAGCCAAGCGTTGAACTGTCTTATGGACGACCGATTCAATGGCTTAAAACATTTTTGGTCTGCTGTTGCTGTTGACCGTCCAAGAAAAGAGAAGAACCTTCACGACAACATAAAGACCTACGCTCCGGAAGGAGACTTCGCCGAAGAAGAAAAAATAGAGTTTTTAACAGATTTAACTGGCGTTTTCCCGATGAGTATGGTAATCTCACAAGAAGTGCTGGATAGGTTTAACGAAAAGAGGATTCCACCTATTTCAGAGTTCGACGTGGACCTGGGTGTCTCTTGGTTTATCCCGAGAGGAATAGAAAATAAAAAGACAAGGAATGGGAAAGACTATTGGATCGTGAGTGTGATAGACTCTAACAACAAAATCACGAAGATTAAGTGTTGGGGGGTGAAGAAAGGTGTAGACAGGGTTTTCTTGAATGTGCCCTACCTCGCTAGATTAGACTATGATGAACAGTGGGGTTTTTCATCAAGATCGGTACGAAGAAACTTTAAGATGATAGGATAAAAGGAGGAAAATATGCTATTAGAATATTATATGGTTAGGCCAGATGTATTTCCGCCCACGAGGGCAAACCCAAGTGACGCTGGGTTGGACGTTTGTTACAGTCCAGAGTTATCAAAGAGAGGGGGTGGTCCAGGGCACGCCCATATTGTGATTAAGCCTGGTGAGGGCGCCATTCTACCAACTGGCTTGAAGCTCGGAGTTCCTCACGGGTTTATGTTAGAGGTAAAGAATAGGTCAAGCGTTGCTGCCAAAAGGAGTTTGATTGTAGGTGCGTGTGTGATAGACTCCGGGTATGATGGAGAGGTTTTTGTAAATCTTCATAACATCGGGAAGGAAAGCCAATATGTTAAGGCAGGAGAGAAAATCGCACAGGTTGTGATGATCCCAGTTGTTCATTTTAGGGCGATTGAGACATCGCAAGATGATCTCTATGGCTGGTACCCGATTACTATTAGCGACAGAGGAGACGGGGCACTTGGAAGCACCGACAACAAATGAGTATTAAAATAAAAAACAAGAAAGATGGACAAGCAGAGAAAGAACTCGCTCAAAAAGTTGGCTTATTCAATAAACTGGAAGATGAGTGTTATGTGTGTGAGACTCCTTTTGATAAGAAGAATAAAGAAATGGTTATGTCCTGGTATGTGACTGTGAAAGAAGAAAGGGGGGAGGTAATGTTATATTGCCCTACTTGCTGGACCGACGCAATGAAATTAGTAAAGGAGGGGAGAGGGTGAGACAAGTATCAGTTGAAACCTTTGAAGAGGAGATTTTAGAAGCCCCAGTACCCTGTGTAGTTGTATTTAAAAGGGAAGGTTGTCATTTGTGCCAGGGTCTGGATCGAGTTCTTCCGAGAATTCAACAAAGATATGGTAGAGGTCTGAAAATTTCTACCATCGATAGCTTTGAGGAAGAACATTTAGTTGATTTATTTGAAGTAGATGGCGTTCCAACTATTTTTCTATTCATCAGCGGAGATGGGCAAGAAATTCCATACCCAGATAGCCCAAGCCCATTTTCTGGATATTCAGAAGAATACTTGATCGGTCATTTGGACAAAATAGTATCAAATGTCTGAAATCAAAAAAACAATAATCTGGTATGACACTCCCAAGAAACATGCTGATTTAAAAATACGTTGGAAATATGATGACTTGGGTCAAACAGAGTTTTTTAGATTATTATCGGATGTTTATCTTTCACAAGATGAAAGAATATTGGCGATAATAGGAGAATATCAGGAAAAGAAAATGATTCAAAATAAGACAAAAAGAAAAAAAACAAAGAAAATATACAAAGGCGCTGAAAAAGTAAAGTCTAATTTTTCTTTAAAAGAAGATGAAGTGGAAAGCATATTTGATCTATTAGCAGAGGAGCATCCAGATTTATGAATTGTGTTGAATTATGTAGGAGCAAAAATAGCTCTTGTGAGAATAAGAGCTGTCGTAAGTGGATAGATTACGAAGAAGATCTTAATTGTACACACATTGCAATAGATAAACACGGAAGTATGACTTTGAGATCAATCGGGAAGAGATTAAAGGTAAGCTTTGTAAGAATAAAGCAGATTCAAGACAGGGCTCTAAGAAAACTCTTACCAAAGGTACAAAATCTCAACTAATGTGTTCGTTTTAGTCTAATACAACTATTTAAGATGTTAAACTTATCTTTATGGAGACTTGATTATGAGTAAGAAGATCCTCAACGAAGGAACAATTCGCAGGTTTATGAAGCTGGCCGCCCTTAAGCCTATCGCTGACAATGTAATTAGTGAAATGGCTCTTGGAAACAATCTTAGTGTTGTCGCCGAGGATGATGAGCTGGAGGCCGAGCTGGCTGGCGCCGGAGAGTTCCCAGCAGACGAGATGGAACTGGGTGATGAGCCTGCCCCCGAGGAAGGCCCCCCCGCAGAAGCACCGCCAGAAAATGAAGAACTTCTCCGCCGAGTTGTCGCAGCCGTCGCAGCCGAGCTTGATGTTGAAGTGGACATTGAAGGCGAAGAGGCTCCTGCTGATGAGTCTGCCCTGGAGGATGATGCACTCGCTGATGAGCCTGAATTGGAAATGGCTCCCGAAGAAGAGGGAGAAGACGACATTTTAGAAGATGTCACCACTGCTCTTCAAGAAGCCGGCATTGAAGTTGTAGAGGAAGAGCAGGAAGAGCTTACCGAGACCCTTGTCAAGAGAGTATCCGCCCGCGTAGTCAAGCGCCTTCTTAGGGAATTCACTTAATTCCTAAATGAACTGGAGTAAACTCTCCTTCAACCAGCAGACACAAGTTCGCCTGCTGGTTGAAGAATATGTAGCAACTCAAATCTCTGATTTTGAAATTAGAGAGAAGGGCTCCAGCCAGTGGATGAAGGTTCTCTCAAAACTCCTGTTTTTTGTTCCGGAGTTTATGACCCGCTTTACAACCACCTATTATCCAAAGATCTATATTCCTTCACGAAAGAGATGGGAAGCAAATAACTCAATTTCTATTTCTATTCTCTTACACGAGTATGTTCACCTTTGTGATCATAAGAGATTAAGTTTGGTTTTTAACTTCTTTTATTTAACGCCCCAAATTCTCGCAGTGTTCGCTCTTCTCTTCCCATATAGTCCATGGTTTTTGTTGTTTTTGCTTTGTCTCTTGCCTTTTCCAAGCTTGGGTAGAGCTTGGGCTGAGTGGAGGGGATATAGAATGTCTATGGCTGTATATTGGTGGCTTAACAAGCAGGAATATAGCACAAAGTTCATTACTCACCAATTTACCTCATCTAACTATTATTGGATGTTCCCTTTCCGTTCTATTGTCGAGAGGGTTTTTGAGCGAGAATTGAAAAAAATAAAAGAAGATGATATTCCTACTGAATTAAGAAACATAAAAAACGTATTGACTTCATCTGTTGCATCTGTGTATAATAACCTTTCGTAACGGACGTTAACCACACACCAAGAGGAGAAAAAATGGGATCTATAATGTTTGCTATTGCTTGGGCAGCCGCCGGAGCCGTTTTTTATAAAGTTGCTTTATCAATTACTTCAATTGGCAGATATTCTATGTTTGCTCAACGAGTAGTCTTTCATTGTCTCACACTGATGGGAACAGTTGTTGAAGACTTGGCGTTTATGAGGGAACTTAAATATTTGCAGAGCGCTAAATCAGGAATGACCGAGGAGCAAATAGAACTTATCAAAAAAGTTGATGACCAAAGTCTCAATAAGTGGAAGCAAAATTCTATAAATTTGTTCAAGTCGTCATTTCCGGGCGTGTTAAGTAATATTGTAAAATTTAACACCTGGGATCAAGCGATGAAAGAACTAAATCGGCTCAGCAAGACTATTTAAGATATGGCTAATAAAAAAACCAAACCCAGCAAGAAAGAAAAGAAAATTCAAGCCCCAGAAATGGAGGTGGACCTCACGATGGAACCAAGAGACGAAGGCGTAAAAGCGCTTGGTTTAATTAATCTGTATGGGCCAGTCACCGAAGAGCGCTGCGAAGAAGTGATTGATTTGATGATAAGATATACGTATGCGGGTGGAGACCTAATCCAGTTTATGATCTCAACCCACGGCGGCCTCGTGACAGAAATGTTCGGCGTTTATGATGTTATGCGAATGTGCCGTGAAGATTGCGAGATTATGACTTTTGGTGTCGGTAAAGTGATGAGCGCCGGCGTCCTTCTTCTTGCTGCTGGAACCAAGGGGTCTCGGGTTATTGGTGAAAACTGCAAAATTATGATGCATGGCTTGCGTGCCGGCCAAGAAGGATATCTTCCAAAGATTCTCCACGATGTTGAGGATTTAGTCAAAATGGAAGAGCAATATATTAAATGTCTCGCCGCAGAAACAAATATGACGAAAGCGTACATTAAGAGACTATTTAAGAAACAGCTTGATGTCTTCCTAACCGCCGAAGAAGCAATTGATCTGGGCATCGCTGACAAAATCCTGTGAGGAAAAATAAATGCCTAGTAACTTTACAATAGATGATTTGCGCTCCTTAGTACGGGAGAGTTTGGAAGGGCAAGCCCCAAGCTTGGTAGAGGCAAAAAAGCCCCTCCTGAAGCTGGAAGAAGCTGGGTTGTTAGATCTGCAAAAGCTTGTTAAGCTGCAGAGAACATTCAGCCCTGGTGAGAAGTCGGAAGCCATTTCTCATTTTGTGGGAAGCAATTTTAATGAACCTTGGGCCGCTCTCCAACACCTTGCACAGATTATAGAACAATACAGTAATGGAGGGATAAAAGCGACGTGTATTAAGGATGTGATACATGGAGTAATTTTTCTGGCGACGTTCGCCGACCTATTATTCTCTCAAAGGTCCGGACAGGCAAAAGGCTGGGCTATGGAGGAATGGCTCGCAAATGCCACCGGCGGCTCAGTAATCCCTACAAATTTAGGTCAAAGAGAGGACTCCACCGAAGAACTTGGAACAGCAGATATAGTAGCTGGAGATGATTCATATTGGAGTGTTAAACTGACTCAAGGAACCAACATAGAAGGGTCAGTTAGTAGTTTTTTGAGGGGAGTAGGATATAAAGAGTCTCATAGTGACAATGATTATTACTACTTCTATCCTCCAAGTTCAAGTTCCGATGGCAAAACTATTAATTATATATTTTTTCAAAAAAGTGGAAGCAGTGCAACAGAACTTACAATACACAAGATTACCTCCAAGTCCATCTTGGAGGGATTGAAAGAAAAAATGGAAGATGTAGGGGGCTTACAGCCTCAAAAATTCAATGAGGATGCTGCTCGTCAGCCTGACTTACCATTCGTCCCCCCCGACATTCCCTTAAGGAAAATTCTGCGTATTAGCAAAGGATCAAAGTTGGGATCAGTTGTGAACTTTAACCAAGAAAAAGGGGACACGAATAGAATTAAAATAAAAATTGATCTTCAAAGGGGTAAATCAATAGTGGATGAACAAGCGCAACAAATGTTTAAAGTGGTTAAAGACATTTCTGTTGGTTTTGACGAAGTGACGAAAGCTCTATCTCTATTTTTAAAAAACCCTGACGCAAAACATAAGGGACTGGCCAGTGACACTTCACTGACTCTAGGCATTGCTCTTGACGAATTTAGAGATAATTGTGCGGTCGATCAAGAAACTTCTTGACTTCTACCCCTTTTGTGTTTATAATATAACCCATCT